ATTGCTCGGCTTCCTTCGTCGTCATCTTCATGATGTCCGTCCTCATATCCGTCGAGTATACCATAGTCTCGTAATGTGCTAACAGCGGAAGTTTTTTTTTACCCTCAAGAATAATGTCCGTCATCTGGGTCTCATCGTATTTGTGGGCAAGCCACCGCCAGTAGAGGGGATAGAAAAAACGGATCTTGAGGTCGTTATTCAGCACCATAAGTGCGACCTCCTTGAATGCGAAATACGGTTCTTTCGCAAGGTCTTTCGCAACCTCTTTGCCGTCGGAGATCTTGGCGGACGCGAGGTCCCTCTCAATCCATAAGGTGGTCAGTCGCTCCATCGTGTACGGTTTCATCCATTTTAGGCGAACCGATTTTTTCGTGCCCGGTATCCGGACGACGGACACCGAATCGTTCACGATGTCCATATATTCTTTTCGGGATGTGAGTCCTGGTGTCTTCATAAACTAAAAATGGGCACGGGCCTTAATGTCCCCGTGCCCGTTACAGAGTTGAGAAAAAGGAAGTTACGGAGTAGTGACCTTCGGGAGAACGAGAGCATCCGGCTCGTTCGCGGCGAGGTTGGTCAGCACTCGGCCGTCAAGACCGATGTACCAAATCCGGTTGTCGGAGTCGTACACCAGGCGGGCGGTGAGGGACACACGGGCGAAGATGACCGCATAGTTCTGTTCCTGATCCTCGATCATCATGGAGACCTCCGTCTGTTTCGGCGTGACGAAGAAACCCTTACCGGAGTAAGAACGGGTCGCGTCGGCGACGATGGTCTTGGTGGTCGCATCCGCCTTGAAGAACTCAAGGATAGCGGCCTCCGCGATGGTCGGGTAGTTGGCGGTGAAGGAGATGTCACCCTGCTCAACGTCGATGGCGATCGTCTGTTGCATCTGGTCGACCTTGAGTTCCTCAATGGTCGGTTCAGACCAGTCAATCGCAAGACTCCCCTCAACAGAGAAGAGGAGGCCGGCGTTGGTGAAATCCAGAGACCCGGTCGCGACCGAACCATCGGTCACGGGCAGAATCTTGGTCGTGGCGATACCCCTCGCCAGGGAGTCAAGAAGGTCTTTCTTGAGAGTCGTGTTGTTAATGGCCATTGTTTATACAATTTTTATAATAACCTGTTTGAGTTGTACTATTCTGACATGATAACCGTTTCCGTCGGGGGTGTCACCGATGGGCTCGACCGCCTTGCAGTCCAAAAGAAGATTCCCGATGCTTGCGGAAAGACCGTTCTTGATCTTTCCCTGCATGACGGAGAGTTTCTTCCCATTCTTCATGTTACGGACATCCTGGGCGAACAAGTGAACAACCACTGTGCAGACACCGAACGCATTCATATCCCGGATTGCCCCGGAAATGTTTACCACGGCAAAGTCTTTAAGGTTCTCGGAGGAACTCCTGGGCCGGTTGTGATACACATGCTCGGATACCCCCATGTTCCGTATGACATCGCCGATTGCGTCCTCAATGGCTGTCTGGTCAAAATTGTTCATCATATCCTCTTAAAGTAGTCCGCAAAATGATCCCGAATATGGTCTGCCGAATAACGCAGGAAATTCATTTCCCAATCCACCCTGTACCAACCCTCCATCTCGGAGAGGATGATTGCAACCCACCCGTTAGACCCGGATACGATCGCCTTTGCCTTTGAAAGCGCATCTCCCGGAAGATCGGAGTCGCCACCATCGTGGCCTTCCGCTTTGATAATTCTTCCGTCGTGTGCCACCACATAGGCGAGGGTGTCTTTCTCCTCCGGGTGGTGCAAATCATAGTGCCCCTGGGTATGGGCCTCCAAGAGAAAATCCATCCCGGCCCGGGCAACCCTGCACATCCCCTCCTTGACAACGGTCTCCTCCGAAGTGGACAACCGCCGGAAGGCACGGGTAATAGTCCGCTTATTCTGTGCTTGGTACGACGCCATCGTTTCCCGGAACATCAATCCAGATATTCGTGCCCCAGTTGTAGGTTGTGCTCTTCTTCACCACACCGAAAAACGTATGAGTATAATCGGTCAGTTTCAATCGCACTCCCTCCTCAAGAGGGGTCATTAACATCGGGCAGGAAATCTTGTAGTCCGCCTTGAACACATCACCGCTGTCCTTGATGCCACCCGTTGCAGTCCGGTATCCCCACGGCACTTCCGTAGCCTGTTCCGTAATGAAACATCCACAGGACTTCCGCATAGGTTCGTAATTGCTCCCGTACTGGACGATGTCAAAAGTGATAGCCGTTTCGGAGGGGTTACCCTGCTCATCGGTTACCGGCAAGCCATCGGAGTCAAGGTTGTCACGATACGCCGTGAAGGTGTGGGGCCATCTGGGATTATACATCAGTAAAGCGGTTTGAGCCGGATTTTTGAGTTGGGATCAACGAATGCCTCTCCCCATTTGTCATAAAGGTCTTTCGCCATCTGCATGAGCGCATCACGGCTTACGACATTCTTTATGGCCACATAGTGAGTCCATCCGCCGTCTGATTCTCCCTGCGTTCCCGACTTGGTGGAAGAAATGGCCGCACCGAAGTATATGTCGGCAAGGATGAGGTCTCGCTGTTTCTCCGTGACATCGGATACCAGGGTCTCATCATCCGTGACACCACGATGTAGCATCTTGGCGTACAGATATTCGGTCGGAAAGTCGATGAACGGACTCGCCTCGGCCTCCAACCACCTTACTACGGTCATATTACTTGCAATATCAGCCATTTCTTCCGTCGGTTATAATGTCAAAGAACTTTGTTTAGACGTTGCACGGGTAGAGATACCACATGTAATTCGGGGCACTCGGAATGACGAGCGAGGTCATCTCCGTGTTGTAGGACTGGCACTTCTTGACGAAGTCCACACCCACCGTGAGGAGGAGTTTGCCACCGTAGAACGATGCGTAGTTTCCACCCTCGATAGCGATAGGCTCGACGGTCTTCACGACACCGATGTTGCCGTCCGGGACAAAGACCCACACATCCTTCTCGAATGCATTGACATTGGAACGCACGAATGCCTTCTCACTCTTGTCGATGCTCTCGACGGGGACGAGGGAGTCTATGGCCTTGATGGGGGCACCAACGAGGTCTTCCAGACGGGCCTTCTTCGCCTCATAGCCCATGATGGAGGCATAGGAGGACTGGGCGTCAGAGCCGGCGGCGGGCAGGGCGGAGATACCGATCTGCGAGAGCACGGCGCTGTGTCCGAAGGTGTCTTTCAGAGTGTCGATGTTCACCTCGAAGTGACCACGGATACCCGCGGCACGGGCGGCCTGAACCATATCGGAAAGGTCTTTCACGGGGTTCGACGCGCCCCCCTCATAAGTGGAGGAGTGGGTGGCGTTCGTCCACCACCGGGCCGTACTCGTCAGAGTGGTCTTGTTGGCGGAAGGGACGTGATAGTCGATGGTGATGTTCTTGACACCCTTCGGGTTGTTGGAGTTGCTGATCGTGAACTTACCCGTGGACACCGCCTGGTGACGCTGATAGGTCAGGGCGTTTGTGTGACCACCGATGAGGTTGTCGACCGTGATGAAGAGTTGCTGATAAGCCATCTCCGCAACCTGGGCGGCGGACGCGGACTTGCGGTCTTCGATGAGTTTCATCTTACGCAGTTTGTCCTCGTTGAAGTATTCCACCTTCTTCATTCTCGGAATCTTGCCCGTGTAGGACTTGTATCCGGGGGCGGCATCCGGCAGAGCAGGGGAGTCAAGGTCGTAATACTGGGCCATGACGTTCAGTCCGAGTTCACCGACGATCTGCTCATAGGTGAAATCGGTCTGCATGAAGGGCTCGAAAGCGAATCCGTCCAACTGGAGGGAATTGTATTTCAGAGCCATCGTGTTGTCCATGAAGGACTGGAGGCTCTCGCCGGCACCGAGGGCGCGGGAGAGGAGGTCGTAGAACTGAATGTTATAAGTATCCATTTTGTGTCTCCTTTTCGTTATGGGTTAAACAAGCACCTGGTATACGCCGGGGACAGCCGCGGCCATCTGTGCCTTGAAAGCGGCGGCGGGAGTGAGTTCTACGAGGAGACCTTCGGGATGGTTGACGACGACCGCGCCGGTAGCGGCGAGGGTGTAGTCGTTTGCACTACCACCGAGATTGCCGAAGTAGATGTCGTTGTAGAGATAGCCGTTAGGGATGTTGGCCAGGCTCTTGGAAGAACCGGCGGAGACCGCCGAAGATATGGCGATGTAAGATCCCTCGCTGACGGAGTCGATGGTGGCGGCATGGAGGACGGTCACCTGGTACTTACCGGCGTCGTCACCCGTAAGTGCCGTTACCGCGGTCACCTCGGCGGCCTTGCCGGTGGAGGAGAACGCCGAACCGACCTTCTGGATGAGATCCCCGACTTTGGGGAGGATGGTCACGCCACCGAGAACGGCGGGCTTGATAACGATGTTGTCGTCGGTGGAGACGGTCGCC